CCAACACAACAAATGCNAGCCAATGCCAGACGTGGATTAAAGATGCGAGCCGCTTCACCTANGAGTAGACAAGGTGGNACAGCAGTAGGCGTGGCGAGAGGCAACCAATTTGCCAAAGGAGAAAACGTTTCCATGAACACAGTCAAAAGAACTTTTAGTTTCTTAAGCAGAGCCAAGACTTATAATAAACCTGGACAGAACACACCAGGCACACAGGCATTTTTACTTTGGGGAGGAAACGCAGGCCTTACATGGGCAAAACGTATCCTTAAGAAATAATGTTATCACCAGCACAGGCATCAATTTGCCAAGACAACAGTAGATTCAGAGTGGCTGTGACAGGCAGACGTTTTGGCAAGACACACATCGCCATCAGAGAATTATGCAGGCATGCAACAAAACCAAATGCCAACGTTTACTATATCGCTCCATCCTACCGTCAGGCCAAAACTATTGCATGGCAACAACTCACAGACAAATTAAAAAGTTTGAATTGGATCAAGAAAAAAAATGAAGCAGAACTCACTGTGCGTTTGAAGAATGGATCCACCATTGCACTCAAAGGTGCGGACAATCCAGATTCATTGCGTGGCGTTGGACTTACTTTTGTTTCATTGGATGAGGCACAGGATTTGGATCCTAGGTTGTGGCGTGAAGTCATACGTCCTGCGTTGAGCGACAGGAAAGGCAAAGCCTTGTTCACACTCACACCCAAAGGTGTTGGCAGTTGGGGACATGAACTTTACACAGAAGCACAAGAATTACAGGACTGGCAAGCATGGCAATACAAGACCATTGATGGTGGTATTGTTGATGAAGGAGAATTGCAACAGGCCAAACGTGACATGGACGCCAAGACATACCAACAGGAATATGAAGCCACATTCAACACATACTCAGGCAGGGTGTTTTACAACTTTGACAGGGATCAACATCTACAACAACTGCCAGAATATTCAGGCATCATGCATGTGGGCATGGACTTCAACGTGGGCAACATGTGTTTGTGCATTGCCAACATTGATGAATCTGGCATGGTCAACATATACGATGAAATACACATGCAAAGTTCCAACACAGAAGAAGTGTGCCAAGAAATCAAAAACAGATATCCAGGTGGCAAGGTGATGGTGTATCCAGATCCCAGTTGCAAACAGAGACGTTCTTCTGCAGGAGGCAAAACAGATCTATCAATTTTACAAAACGCAGGATTCGTGGTGCGTGTGAGAAACAGCCACACACCAGTGAGAGACAGGATCAATGCTGTGAATGCCAAATTACAAAATGCCAACAATCAAATTGGCATGCGTGTTGATTACAAGGCAAAACATGTGATCAACAGTTTAGAGAGATTGGTGTACAAAGAAGGCACCAATATTGTGGACAAGGACACAGGATACGATCACATGGCAGATGCTGTGGGGTATTTGATAGACTTCCTGTTCCCAATCACAGTAAATTACGATCATGCCAATCCAGGTGTGTTCAAATTCCAAGGAGGAAAATATCATGGCAAAACGAGGTGGTAGACGTTCTTCCATGCGTGTGCGTGGCGGAAGAAAACGTGATGAAGACAAAAGACGTAGCCGCACAAGAACCCGTAGATCACGTAGATCTAGAGGCTAGGCGGTAAATACAATATCACTGCATCAGCAGGGGTCATACAAGACAATAAAAAGGAGAACAGCATGGTTGAAGAAACTACGCAAATTACGGATGATGCTACGGTAACAGATCAAGGAGAAACTGCTCCTGAAGAAATTCAAAAACCAGGTTTTACACAGGAAGAAGTTGACAAGTTGGTATCTCAACGTGTGATGCGAGAACGAGAAAAAGTTCTCAAAAAATACAAAGATATTGATTTGGATCACTACAAAACTTTGATTGATCAGGATGAATCCAGACGTCAGGAGGAAGCCAAAAAGCGAGGCGAGTTTGACAAGGTGATTAAGGAACAGGCAGACAAGTACAATGCCAAAATTAATCAATACCAATCAGAACTCACTTCTATCAAAGTTGACGGTTCCGTGTTGTCAGCGGCAAGCAAGGCCAAAGCAATCAACCCAGACCAAGTGGTTGCGTTGCTGAAGGGCAAATTGCAGTTGAACGAACAAGGCACAGTGGATGTGATGGACAACAACGGACAGGTGCGTTACGATGACAAGGGGCAACCTTTGGGCGTTGAAACACTTGTGAACGAATTCTTGACAGCCAATCCACACTTTGTGGCAGCGGGTCCAACAGGATCAGGCGCAAATGGTGGTGTAGGTAATGTCGCTCCTGTAGGCGAAATTGATATTGCCAAACTTGACATGAACAAGCCAGGTGATAGAGAAAAATATAAAACTTGGAGAAAACAGCAATACGGCCGTTAACTCCACACATAATATAGGAGACGAAGAAAATGGCTAACGAAACCACAACTTCAACTTTAGACGATCTGATCTCCCCGCTGGTAGCGGAGGCATTGTTTGTTGCGTCAGAAACAACAATCATGAAAGGTCTAGTAAGAAACTTTACTATGCCATTGAGATCAGGAAAAATACTTCAGGTGCCAAAATACCCAACAGTGAGTGCGGCGGCAGTTGGAGAAGCAAGTGACTTGAGCAACACGGAAGTGTCAACCAGCAAGTCAGACCTAACAGTATCTGAAAACGGTATCATGACAACACTTACAGATCTATCAAGAGATGCAAGTGAGTCAGATGTTGTTCAAGATCTAGGTAAACTGTTTGGTGAAGCAATTGCCAAAAAAATTGATAGAGACTTAACAGCATTATTCTCAGGATTTTCAAATTCAGTGGGTAATGATGGTGACGATCTAACAGTGGCTGTGCTATCACAAGCGGCAACTAAATTGAGAGCGGCTGGTGTGCCTGGACCATACTACGGTGTGTTCAACCCAGAGCAAACACATGCACTTAAATCTACATTGACAAACACTTTTGTAAATCCAAACGCTGGTATCTTACAAAATGAAGCAATGAGAGAAGGCTACATTGGAAGAATAGTAGGTATTGATATCTTTGAAACGTCTAACGTGGTAGAAGATTCAGCAACTGCTTACTCTGGTGCAGTATTCTCTAGAGACGCTCTAGGTATGGCGATGATGAGAGATATTCAAATTGAAACTCAAAGAGACGCTTCATTGAGAGCAACTGAACTTGTAGCAACTGCCGTGTACGCGACAGGTGAATTACATGATTCATATGGTGTAGATGTTAAAACATCAGCATCAGGTCTGTAATCTACAGTTGAGGCATAACATCAAGGGCGGCATCAGTCGCCCTTTTTTTATCTTGGCAATAATGTGTGTGAATTATTCAATATTGCGTAAATACTAATGAAGGACGAAGAAGGACTTTGGCCCTGTAAAATTAAAGGATAATACAATGGCATTTAAACCTGCTGTACTGAATGACGTCAAACAAGTTGAGCCCAACATTGATGAATTGGGCATAATCAATCTACAAACTGAAATAGACAATGCCGCAACGGATGTATTGCGTGACCTACAAACCAGATGGTGGCCCACATACAATCTCAGCACGTTGGACATTTCAAGGATTGGCGTTGGACAGGCAAGGATGAATTCAGATCAACTGGACGCACAACAGTGGACCAAGTGTGCTGTGTTCAGAGCACTGGGTTTCCATATCTTTCCCAAGTTGGCAAAGTTTGATGCGGACCAAGACATCTTTGAACGTAAGATGGAATTTTACAGACGTGAATACGAACGTGAACTGGATGATGAGATGAGATTTGGTGTGTCCTATGATGCAGACTCATCAGGCACTTATTCAGATTCAGAACGTGAAGCCACTGTATCTCTTCGCTTGAAGAGATAATGAGCCTAAGAGAATCAATAGCAAAAAATATAGAAGAAGTTTTATCAGACATGTCACCACCACGTCCAGTGCTGGTCACTAGGCAACCATTTGACGTGCAAAAACTTGCCATCACACAATTTCCAGCCATACTGATAACCACTGGCAACGAGACCAGAGAAGAACACACCATGGGTGGCAATAGACGTGCGGTGTTGGAGATGTTGATACAGGGTTTTGTGAGATCTGATGGCAGGGATGGTTTTGCACAATCAGTTGATACAGCAAAAAACAATTTAATAGAGCGTGTAGAGGAAACACTAAACGCAGACAGGACAAGAGAATTAAGCAGTACCACTGCTGTGAAGACAAGGGTGACTGCTGTGGAAGTCAATCAAGAGAGACAAC